TATCTGAACATTATCGAGGATGTGCGCATCGAGAAATTGATGAAGCGTAGATATCCAGGATTGCGTAAGCGCATGAACGAAGGATACAAACAACTGAACGATCGTGACTTCTTTGGAGTAAAACAACTCCAGTCATTCGATGAATTGTTACTCATCGATAAAATCAATCTTTACTTCAAAGCTGGTTTCCAGTGCGGTGTTACATTTACACCTGAAGAAAAACAATTTGTCAATCGTGCTGAACGTGTTGAGACCATTGAAGAAGTAATTCAGCTTGCTGATGATATCTATGCTTTTTCTAAAGAACAGATGGAAGAACGCAAGAAACGTATCAGCCAAGATCCCATTGACGAAATGGAAGAAGATGAAGATGAGAATGAAGATCTTGATGGTGATGGTGGTGAATATGATGACTTTGATGATGGTATTAATCAAGATACTGACGAAGACTCAGATAAGGGTCGGGGTAAGAAATCACAAAAAGAACAGAATGAAAATTCTAATTCTAACAAACATACTAATGACCAAGTTTCTGATTCAGAATTAGAGTCTAAAACTGAACGCAATTTTTCCAAGAAACTTGAAGACTTAGCTGATACAAATACTGTATACGAATATTGGAAATTTGATAAGAATTATTTCAAGGATCCAATCATTGGTTACAAACGTATTCTCAGTGAGACGATGTCTCCAGAGGCATGGTATGCTTCAGAAGAATATGATCGTAATACACGTCATATGAATCCAGCAGAAATTGTAGAGTTTATGAACAAACAACTCGCTGAGTATTCTAAATTTAAGACTGAATCTTCCAGTACTGTTAATTATTTGGTCAAAGAATTTGAGATGAAGAAGTCTGCTCAAACTTACAAACGTGCTCAGGTTTCTAAAATTGGTTCGTTGGATATGGCTAAAATCTATTCCTACAAACTTAAAGATGACTTATTCAAACGTATCACTATGCTACCACAGGGTAAAAACCATGGCATGGTTATGCTTGTAGACTGGTCTGGTTCGATGAATGAAGTACTCCAAGATACCTTAAAGCAGGTTATTAACTTGGCTATGTTCTGTACTCGTACACAGATTCCATATCGTGTGTTTGCATTTACTAATGGTTACAATGATGAATACAAATCACTTTCACCTTTTGATGGTGATCAGGAAATGTATCAACAGTATCAAGCATGGAAGCGTAGTAAAATGGAAGACACGCAAATACTCACCAATGCTACTTCAAGATTTAATTTGTTAGAATTGTTTTCGAGTAAAATGACAACCACTGAATTTAATTCAATGGCAAAACGTGTGTTGCACTATTCGTTTCAATGTAACAATAATTATTCTACTAGTAGCACTCCATTAAATGAGGCACTGGTATGGTGTTATCAACATATTGGAACATATATTAAAAATAACAATATTGAGAAAATGACTTTCATTACATTGACTGATGGTGATGGTCATGGTCTTTCTGCTGTTAACTCAAACATACCTGACTATAGTTATACAGGAGATAACAATAAACGTCTTAAGGTGAAAAACTTTATCAAAGATGAAGTTACTCAGAAAACATATGAACTGTCATCCAATGGTTCCTCTCAAACTGAGATGATCCTTCGTATGATTAAAGATCGCTATGGCATCTCAGTTGTTGGATTTCATATCTGCGGTGGTGGTCGTCGTGAGTTGATGTCTGTGTTAAATTGTAATCTTCCTTCGTATGCTGGTGATCGTTACAGCATTATTGAAAATTGGAGAACAGAGTTTAGGAAAGAGGGATTCGTTTCGTTGAAGAATACTGGACGTGACGAATTGTTCTTGATCACTAAACAGTCCACCAAGATTCAGGAAGGTGAGTTGGAAACGAATGCCGATATGAATGCAAGAGCAATTGCAAAGAACTTCGGTAAATATCTCAATGTCAAGAAGACTAGCCGTGTGCTTCTCAACCGATTCGTAACTCTGGTTGCGTAAGTTGTTGATTTTACAAGGGAAAATAGTTGTTGACATTAATTTGTGTTTGATGTAAAATAAGGTTTTATTATGGAGAATGTGATGGCAAAATCTGATACAGTTTTTCGTGGTATGTTCGAAGCTAAAATGTACGAACTATTTCCCGAAGTTGCAACTAAAGGTGTGGTGTCACGACCACAGCTGCTTGAGACGATGGCAAATATGAATACTGAGAAGTACCCTTTGTGGCTTATGAAGACCAAAGTTGGTCGTGGTCTGTACGCCATTGAAGGTGGCACACCAGTTGACTTTCCGACTGCAGGTAACACTGCACTCAAACCCAAAAAACAAGAGTCTTTTATGGTGGACTATAATGATACAGAGGCATTGATTCCAGCCAAGGATCCTAATTTTGTTCCATTTGGTAATTACGTTGATTTGGAATGCATCATCAAATCAAGTATCTTCTACCCTGCATACATTTCTGGTCCAACTGGGAACGGTAAATCTACGATGGTTGAACAAATTTGTGCTAAGCACAAACGTCCTTTGATTCGTGTTAACCTTAACATGATGACTGACGAAGAACAACTCATCGGTTCGAAGACTCTTGAAGATGGTAATGTTCGAATAGTCGAAGGTCCAGTGCTTATCGCTATGCGCACTGGTACAACTCTGCTGCTAGACGAAATTGATGCTGGCTCTGCGAACACTTTGCTTTGCTTGCAGCCAATCTTGGAAGGTAAACCATATTATTTCAAGCTGAAGAATGAGATGATCATTCCTGCAGAGGGTTTCAACATTCTTGCCACTGCCAATACTAAGGGTAAGGGTTCAGACGATGGTCGTTACATCGGTACAAACGTATTGAACGAAGCATTCTTGGAACGATTCGCTGTTACCTTCAACCAAGAATATCCGAATGCTAAAGTTGAAGTGAAGATTATCAAGAATCTTATGCAGACATATTCATGCGTTGATGAAGAGTTTGCAGAGACACTCGTGAAGTGGGCTGATGCAATTCGTCGCACTTTCGAGGATGGTGGTGTGGACGAAACAATTACGACTCGTCGTATGATCCACATTGTTCGAGCATTTGCGATTTTCAAAGATCGTGTTAAGGCTGTTGAACTGTGTTGCAATCGTTTCGATGTGGCAACCAAGACTGCCTTTATCGATCTGTACGACAAAGTTGCAAGTCCTGCTCCCGAAGTAGTACCCGAGACTGTAAAACCTGCAAGTCCAGAGGACGAGATCCCCTTCTAAGTTGTTGATTTTACAGGGGAAATAAATGCTTGACATTTATGTAATCTTGCTGTATAATATGTGTTCTGTTGTGAAATTTTGTGAAACTTTAAAAGGAAAATGATTATGTTAAAATTTGCAAACCTGTCCCTCGCCCAAAAGCGTTTTGTGGTAGCTGTTATTGAATCCAATAAACAGTACAAGAAAGATCCACAAATTACGTTGAAGGAATGTGCCTCAATCTATTACACTCTGCGTGATCAACGTGCTGGTGTTAAGAATGAGAAGATCGGTTATCCCAACTGGTTGTTCAACAAAAACAAAGTTGAGCGTGGTGTGTATCAATTACCCATCCCGACTGATGCAGAACTTTCTGCATACAAACAGGAACTGACTGCTAAGTTGAATCCTGTTGTTAAAGCTAAAGCTAAAGTTGCGAAACTTGCTAAGGCTAAAACTGTAGTTGTTAAATCTAAGCCAGCAGTGAAAGCTGCTGTAGTTAAAGACGAGATTGAAACTAATCGTCTACAAAGAATCATTGAGGAGTCTGCTTCTCATGATGAAGATGTAGAAGACTTTAACCAGATTCTTCGTGATAATGGTATTGAAGTTTAATCTATAATCTTTCCTAACACCCAGAGGTTTGCCATCCCTCTGGGTTCTTTTTCATTTGATGGTTTATAATAATGGAGTTAATATGTCTAAACAAGAAATGCTTTTGAACCAATTGAGTCGTGGTAAATCTTTTACTACAAAACAAATCAAGTCATCTTTCGGAATTGCACATCCAGCAAGCGCAATTCGTAACCTGCGTGAGCAAGGTTATTGTGTATATACTAATGCAGCTAAGTTGCATGATGGTACACCAACTACTAAGTATCGTATCGGTGTTCCAAGCAAGCGTATTGTTCGTCTTGCAAATGCCATCGCTGGAGCATCAGCATTCACTGCACAACGTAGCTAAGAGAAATTATGGCTACCGATAAGAAGCAAAGCGATGTGAAATCATCGCAGACAGCAACTACTGGTGGTCGTAAATTTGATGGTGGCAAACTGCAATACGGTTTGCTACCACCAATTGCTTTGAGGGCAACAGTAGAAATACTTACCTTTGGAGCAGAGAAATACGAACCAGATAACTGGAAAGTTGTACCTGATTCTAAGCGTAGATACTATGATGCTATGCAGAGACATCTGTGGGCATGGAAAGAGGGAGAGCAAAATGATCCCGAAAGTGGAAAGAATCACTTGGCACATGCAATGTGTTGCCTGATGTTCTTATATGAACATGATGTAAAGTACTCTGTTGAAAAATAAACTTGTCAATCTGAGTGATTTGAGGAATAATCTGCTTTTAAAGAGTGGTAGCAAACTCGCAACAATCTCTGGACAGAAGAACGTAATGGCAGATGTAACTGTTACAGAAACTTTTCCAGACTTCGGTATCTATGATCTGAATGAATTCTTGGGTGCAATGTCCTTGTTCGATGATCCAGATCTGGACTTTCAAAACAAATATGTTTCTATCCGTCAGGGTAGCTCTAACATTAAATTCTATGCAGCTGACGCATCAGTCTTGACTGCACCACAGAAAGCAATCACATTCCCAGACGCAGAAATCAACTTCAATATGTCTGCTGTAATGATGAATATGATTAGCAAAACTGCATCTGTTCTTCGTGCTTCCGACGTATCAATCGTTGGTGATGGTAGCACAATTACTGTAGTTGTTGGTGATAAGAAGAATGCAACTGGTAACTCGTTTAGCGAATCTGTTGGTACAACTGACAAGACATTCAAGGTAAACTTGAAAGTAGAAAACCTAAAGATGCTTCCAGGAGATTATGCAGTTAGTATTTCAAGCAAGAAAATTTCTCGCTTTAAGTCACCATCCTCTGACTTGGTGTATTACGTAGCAGTAGAAGCAGATTCGACTTTCGAGTTTTAAGTTGAGGGGAGTTCGCTTCCCATTCTTTATTATGGAGTTATTATGAATAACATTATTACTTTCAGAAAGACACCT